TTCCGCGTGGGTGCCGAGTTCGGCGTGATCGTTCGGACTCGGCGTGGCGCTATTCGCCAGCTTGTAAGGGGTGCTCGCAAGTTTCTCCGTCAGTTTCTTAGTGGTCTTCGACGAGAAATCCTTGATGCAACTCGATTCGTCGAGTGAAACTCCCACAAACGACGACAGGTCAAATAAGTCCAGCCGTTCGTAGTTCGTTACGTTCATCCCGGACCGTACGTCATCCTGACTTTTGCAGACGGTTAGGTCATAGCCGAACTTCCGCGCCTCCCGCTTGAACTGTTGGGCTACCGCCAATGGCGCGATGATCAGCGTGTTCCCCTTGGCGTGCTCGGATACGTGCTGGCACCACTCCATCTGCATTGGGCCCTTGCCGAGTCCCGTGTGTGCGAAGTTGGCCGCTTTGCCGCGCTCCAGGTCGAACCTGACGATATCCCGTTGAAACGGGAATAGCATAGAATTCAGCGGTTGAGATGTGGAGAACCCGCACGGCGAGGCAAGAATCCGCTTTCGATTGAGGAAGTCCTGATAAGCTGATTCACGCTGAATCAGACGTGATTCTACCGCCCAATCCAATGCTCCTAAAAGCGCTCCATCCCGTGCTGACTCAACCGAGCATCCGTACCTGTCGCAGTACTTAGCCAATTTATCCGGATCAATGAGGTAGCTTGTCGCCTCCGCCTGCTCTTCGTAACACCGCTCCATATCATTCATCATGCGATGGCCTGTATTCTGATGACGGCGCCGGGGCGGTCTAAGGCGTCAGCCCCTTCGCCGGGGTAGCGCTTCGCCGCACTGCATTCGACCACGCGCGCATCATCTCCCCACACGGCAGCCGTGGTCAGCGCGTCCTCGGTGGAGCGTACGAGCTTCGACAGGTCTGGCCTGCGATCCGGATACGTGCGGCGCGTCTTAGACGCGCTCTTGGGCTTCGGCAAAGTGAAGATCATGGACACGCGCGCAGGGCCATCGGGCAGCATTTTCCCGCACGCGATGGCCGCTGCAACGACGTCCTGGCGCCACGGCTTTACCTTCCTCGATGACTCGATCATCACGCCGTTTCCGACGTGTCGTTTCGAGCCCTGGGGCGCCGGCATACCGTACACGGTGATGGTGATCATCGGACGATACCTCCGATGGAGTCGGAGCGCTCATCGATGAGAGTTTCCTCGAGTTTAGCTAGCGCAGAACGCGCTGATTCCAATGGACGGAGGTCCAGATCGAACAACTTGCAGCATTCGAGCAAAGCCTTTGCCAGCGCTGCTTTCTCCGGGTCCGCGTGGTACTCCTGCGCGCGCCCAAGCGGTGCGCTATTCTCAGCGATTATCCGCTTCAGAGCGGATATCAGATCATTTTGCGGCATAGGTCACCTCTGCATCCTTTGCCCAACGCTGAAACGCGGCGAGCGTTATGATACGTTGCAGCGGCTGCCAGTCGTCCCAGATCTCGTATCGGACCATCCGTTTCTCGTTGCACTCGTAGCGCTCAATCACCCGCCGGTCACCTCTCGGATGCCGGAATTCATCGTCCTTCCGTGGGTCCTTCCGTGGGTCACGGTTATCCACGGTTTGCCTCCAAGACCTTCGGGCACCAGTCGAAGCGGGTGTATCGAAGCGCTTTAGATGGGAATGCAATCTGTCGTAAGGAGAGTCCTCGTTCCGGTATCCGGTTCCTTCGCAAGCCATGCACCTTGGATCATGAATTTCCCCGGAACCGATCTTGAACTGCCAGCAAAGCGAGCACTTGCGTTTTATGCCGTACTCAGCCACGGTTGGCCTCCACGACCTGAACCAGTTGGCAGGATGCGCAGAGTCCCGTATCGAGCGTCACCTCGCGGTATTGCTCGCACTGCGGGCACTTCCGCCACTTCTCGCGGTCAGGCGCGTCCTCGTGATACTTGGCAGCGCGCCGGCAGGCCTGCACGTAGGTGCGCTGCTCCTCGCAGTGCGGGCACTTTGCGGGGCGCGGAGGCGTTATGTCGTACCATCCCTCATCGCCTTCCTTAATATGCTCCTGGCTGCATAGACGAGCGTGGCAGGATACGAAATGCCCGTGAATTCCAGCAGTATCCCAGCCGCGTTCCACTTTTCTGCGCTTCTTTACCGGGCAAAAGAATAGACAAGGAGCGCGCTCTGAACGATCCATCCATTCCGTTTCGGCTTTTCCATACTCCTTTTGCACCCGGAGTACGGTTTCTTCCGTTGCGTGTGGCTGACTCGACGGGTAGACCCCGATCCGGTACGCGCCATCCTTCGCGCGGTGCGCGGCGTCGAGGATCTCGTCTCCGTGCTTTACCGGGAAGTAGGCGCCGCAGGGGAATATCAAGCGTTTCACGAGCGGCTCATTCATGCGGCACCACCAGGCAATTCTTCGCATTTAACGCGTTCGAGATCTCACGCGACAGCCCGGCCAACTCGCTGTCGGTGTACTCGTGTTTCATGTTGATCGTGTCGGTCTTCATTTCCATCCTCTGCCTCAGCCGCCGTTGCGCTGGTCTCCGCCTCCCCCGATTTGGAGATCCAGCGTACAGAGGCTGAGGCAGATGGGCTCGTGAGAGCCCCTGCCGAAGTTGCTTCAGCCGTAGCCGGAGCCGTAGCCGTCGCCGGAGCCGTCGCCGGAGCCGTCGCCGTAGCCGTAGCCGGAGCCGTCGCCGGAGCCGTCGCCGGAGCCGTCGCCGGAGCCGTAGCCGTAGCCGTAGCCGGAGCCGTAGCCGTAGCCGTCGCCGTAGCCGGAGCCGTAGCCGGAACCGTAGCCGTGAGATTCAAATCCCCACTGTGGGATCTCCCCCCAGATTACGCCCATGGTGATTTTTCCCATTTCGCGATAGCTGCGTCCGCAACTTCCATCACGGAAGTGATGTCTCGCAACTCGATATCAGCGGCGGGGCT